GTCATACACTTATAATATAAATGAACTCTTTGGTATCATTCATAAGAATCATATGACCAGCGGCACTGCGTAGACGGAACATTTGGTTATTACCATCGCTGTCGCCATCATCCATTATAAGTGTATGACCACCTTTACGACCTTTTACTCCATATATTTCACTACCAGGATTCAGTGGGTCTGCTTGTAGTTGTGGATCATCTTTGTGTATTGGACGACCAGGAGTTGATATACCAAATACAGCACTTGGAGTTTCACGAAATGCACTACTGGTACCTGGTCCACGGTCTGAATCTTGTATTAGTCCTTGCTTGGTCCATATTTTCTTTTGTTCTTCATGAACAAATTTAGGTAGTGTGCGTGGATTTGCAAGTCTTTTAGGATCATCTCCACTGTCATAGTGTTCAACTACGGGATCAACACCACCACCATCTACACGTGCACCAATAGATGGTACCATGTGTAGTGATGGCCATTCAGGAACACAGGCAAACCAATAACCTTTATCGCTTTTACCATCAGCAAATATACATAGCACACTGCCACCAACATCAGGTGCAACAAACCACATACCATAACTGTGTGGACTGCCATCATATGTTTTATTATCTTGAATGTTTGTGCGACCATAGAATGGTGTCGCATACATCATTTTTTTCCAACTGGCGGCATCATTTGGATCACCACCTAATTCAGGAATATAGACATTAATAGTCCCACTATAAGTTGGATCAACAACGTTTTTAACTATACCAATATATGGACCAGGATTAATACGTGTGCCGCTGGCAGTTTCTGCTTTTGTATTAGGTGCAGTTTTGCTTGTTTCTTGTTGTGTAAACCAAGTATCAGCCATGTTATTCTATTCCCAAGTAATAGTCTCTTATTGCAGCATCTTCATTCCAATTATTTCTTGGTGGCGGTAAACCTGCACGTGGATCAGTTATATTATAAGTTGGTTGGTTATTCTGTGGAACGCTATTAGTTCCACTTGGAATATTTAAACGTGGATCACTAGGAACAACAACACTGTTTGTTGCTTGTTCTAATGGAGCATTGCCACTGTTATTAGTAGCTGTAGGTGCATTAGGATTTACGCTGTCATTTCTAATAGCACTGCTCTGAACTTGCTCTTGATTACGAACACGATAGTTTGTTAATTTCTGTGTAAACTTACCATTTACAAATGAACTTTTAACCATACTGGTATAATATATTCCACTAAACTCACTATAGTTTCCTTGCACATTAAACAATCCAGTGTTATCATCATAATCAACATTTGGTGTTGCAAAGTAAAAGTTAAAATAAACTGCATTACTAAAATTAATACTGCCATTTTGCAGATAAGGGTCTTTACCAACTATAGCAGGATTCATTAACGGATAATCCTGACTAATCCAATCTGGATCACCAACGATTGTAAAATCTAATTTAATCATATCACCACGATTATCATACAGTTTTTCCATTAAATCTTGAACACTGATTGTTGATAAGTTTGTTGTTGCAGGTCCAAATGTTTGACGACTTGCAAGACCATTTGTAAATTGATAACGTGGCATAAAAAATTTAGGTATTTGAGTTTTATTAGCTTCAACAACATTTTGTGGTTTGCCTGGTGTTTGACCATCTTGATCAATATAATTTGCAGGCGTTCCATTTTTTAATTCAAAAAATGCCATGTTAAAATCAACATTAGCTTCAAGCACATCACGGTTATCACCACCATAAATGTATTTGTATGTTTTAACTATTTGTCTTTTGCTTACTGGTCCTTGACCAAAATCAACACTGTCGTTGCCATATGATTCATAACTTTTTACATAATATGTAATTTTACGTTGATAATAATTTGTTTCACCATCAATTTCACCAAAACTAATTGTAGGTATAATTTTCCAAGTCTTTAATGGATTTTTATCATTTGCATCATTGCGATATTGGCTTGTCATATATTGACTAACTGTCATTAAACTGTTTATAAAATCAGTAATACGTGTGCCAGGATTTACTCTAAAAACATTTTGCTCTAAGTCGGCTTGCAGTGAACCCACTTTACCTTGTTGAACTTCTTTTTGATCTTTACCAGTAGCACTTGGTATATTCTGAACTTTGAAGTAACCTTTAGGATCTAACACGCTTGTATTACCTATATCACCATCAAAAACAAATTTAAAACTATTTGCATATTTTTGTGTTTTTTGATCTACTTTAGATTTTTCATTTGCGTTTAATGCACTTGCTAAACCTTTCTTTACTGTTGTTTTATTACCATTAACAGTATCTTGTGTTGTTGTAGTATTAATTTCCACTTGACGATCACGACCAGTCGATGTCGAAGTTTCTGTTGTTGTACTCTTCAAATCACCGTTGAAAAGTTCATTTAATGTAGTTCCACTAACTTCAACGTGAAATGGTATTTGATTATCAAGTGCAGTTAATCCAAGACCATTTGGTGGTATAGCATCTATAGTATATTTTCCACCACTGCCGCTAACATGGAATTTCATATTAATCATAGTAAATGGTATAAACTTTGTGGTATTTGGAATAGTATCACCACTATTACCTGGAATAATTGGTTGACCATTATCTGTATATCCCATGAACTCTATTTTTAGCACAAAGAACATAGTGCTCCAATTACCTTTAGGGTTAATTTGTGCACTTAGCTTTTGTAATCTTGCTAAAAATGTAACAGTATATGGTTCAATAATATCAAACTTAAATTTAATGACATCAGTTCCACGTGTGCGATTACTATTTGAATTTACTATTGTAGTCAATTCAAGATTATCTATTGTTAGATCAACAGGAAAGTAGGGACTGCGACTGTTCTGACCTTTACCACTATCACTACAAACGAAAACACTACCTGCCAATATTTGTTGACTTGTAACTGGTGATGTGCTCTCATATATTCTATTAATAGTATCACGTGGCACAGCATATATTGAAAGTCTATATGTATAGTTTACATAATTGTGCAGTTTGTTATCACGACTTCCGCCTCCGCCACTATCTTTAAAACTATCACTACCACTAATCTTATCACTGCCATAAGCAGGTCCACTTTTTAATATGTTTACACTATTGCTGCCGCTTGTATTTGACTTTGCATCAGTTTGGCTACTATCTGGTAATCCACGTCCACGCATACCATTTACTTGTTGGTCAGTATAAACTGCGTTATCACTTATTCCACCAGTTGCACCATTCTGCGGATTGTCTTCAGCTACACTATTGGTTTTATTTAATGGTGCATTTGATACTTCTGTTGCATCAGTAAATTTATTACGGTTGATATTTTGCAATGCTGTATTATTTGTAGTTGGTGTTTGCGCTGTTACATCAGTTCCACTACCACTGCTCGTTGCATTATAAGAATCATTAATACGATCTAATTGTTCTTGTCTACTAACATTAGATGTAGGTGTACTATTTTCAGTCACAGTTCCACTCGCACGATACTGAGTATATTGTTCTGCAAGCGTTGTTGGATCAGTGACTGCACCAGTTGGCGAAATTTCTTGACCTTGACGTTGATTTGCTGCACTGCTTGCGGCTTGGACTTGTGCACTACTTGTCAATGTAGGGTCTACTGGACTATCAGCAGCTAATTGCGCTTCTAATGCCTTTACACGTGCTTGTGCGGCGGCAAGTGCATTTTGTGCGGCTTGTGCTTCACCAGCACTACTACGTGCCAGTGCGTCTTGTTGTGCTTGTAGTGCACTACCATATGCATCTTGTGCAGCTGTAAATTGTTCTAATGTTGTATTATCACTTATACCACCTGTAAAGATTGGACTGCCAGTATAACCGTTATTACGGTCTTCATTATATCCACCACTACCCACAATAAAGAATTGATCAGGTGTAACATTAATATCCACACCTGGTGGAGGTGGTGGAACACCAATATCTAAATCAGGATATAGTCCTGTGTTTAAAATACTTGCTTTGTATTGGTTGATTTGGTTTATTGTAGGATAATAACCACCATTGGCCGCAATCTGTTGATTAACCCAATTCTTATATTGGGCGTTGGCGGCACTTAATTGTTGGTCTTTAGTCAAACTTGATGCCATTTAGATACCCAATGCGTTCTGTAGCGTAGTTTTCTTTGGCAAGTATATTACAGTATTAGCAGTAAAGTCCCATAGTGGATCTATTAATGTATTAGGATTACGAACAGCAAATACCCACCAAAGTGTAGGATCACCATAAAGGTCAAATGCTAATAGATCTGGACGATTTTCATATTGTGGTGGTATAGTGAATAACACATCATCTACCAATTTAGGTATTGCACGATAATTTAATAAATCAAGAAACTGATTATTATCAAAACTTGGTGTACCATAATAAGAACTTGCAGCATGATATTGTGGGTTGCTTGCCATTAGATAAAGCCTCCACTACGATTACCATTTCCACTTGTTTTAAGTGTGCCTTGACTATAATTAACCAAACCAAACTCATTACTAACTTTATTACGGCTGTATGTTGGAGTTAGACTTAAACTTACATTAAGATTTGTAGGAACTTTTTGACGTGAACCCATTACATTACAACTTATATAATCAACATCATTAGGTAGAGTGTAATCAAAACTTGTAACAACAACTGGTATATGATCAAATGTATATGGACCATAACCATCAAGAAATAAAATTGGTGGCGGAGTGCCAGCTAATTGATCTTGACCATAAAACATTTTTGTAACACTACGGAAGAAATGCATCATTGCTACAATATATTCTGCTTCAGCACGATAATTTGCTGTGAATAGAGCTTGAATACTAATGCTTTCAACACTGCTATATTGATAAGCAGGTGTAGGATAATTGGTATGAACCAAATGCATCATTTCATAATTTGCTTTATGATTAACTTGTATTTGCGGAGTATATGGAAACAATACACCACCAGTATTTTTAAGAGGTTTAAATATATCACTTTGACCAATAAATCTACCAGTTTGGTCATAGATAATAACACGATCTTCTTTGCCATCATCTGGATTTACTCGTGGATTTTGTGCTGGTAACAATTGTCTTGGTGTAGCACCTTGTTGCACCCCAGTGCCACTTAAACGACCATTAGTAGGATCAGTAGAAGGTCCACCAGTTAATCCATACACTAACCCTGTAAGTGCTGCATTAATAGCTACATCTTTTACACTTGTTTTAAGCGTTTGTACACCAAACAAACCAGGATTGTTAACACCGTAATTGTAAAAGTTTTGTGTAGGTAATCTATAACCCTGTGTTCCAACTGTAAGTGCACCAACAGCGGCACCATAGCCAAGATAACCAGCAACATCAGGTTGTCTGCCATAACCAGTAGGCTGTAATTCACCCGGATTATAGAATGTAGGCGGATTTTGGTTGTATCCAGGTGTTCTACTATAATAGTTTTGTGGTGCGAAATTAAATAATGATGCCATATGAAAAAATTCTCAACAAAAATATTTATTTTATTAAAATAACCATATATAATTGAGTCATGACAATAACAAAAACACCAACCAAAAGAACTCCATATCTTACAAATAAAGAACTTCTTAAAGAAATTGCTAGAAGTAAAAATACTTTCTGTGAATTTTTAACGCCAGAAGACTGTGTTTATGACTTGATTCTGCCAAGTATTACAAAAATAAATCAAAAGACAGTTGCTGAAGCAAAACGTGCACGTGCTGATAGATTGGCAAAGCAAGCATGGGAAGCCTCAAACGTTGACGGCAAGAAAACTAAGTTTGACCAACATACGGTTGATTGGCAAGCAATTCCAAAAACAGAAGTAGTTTTTCGTATTACTACATGGGATCATATTCCACTTGCGCCTGGTCGTAAGAAAAGTCTTAAGATAACTGCTGACCATCACGTCAAAGTAAACTTTCCACCATTTCAACATTATAGATATAATGAAGCAGGTGAACTTATCTGCTGTGGTAAATCACATTGGGAGGGTGGACTAGAAAATGGTTGCTTTAATCGTGACCATGGCAAGATAACAAATAACCTTGCACGTATGTTTATTAAGTTATGTGAACGGTATGGTAGTAAAGGTAACTGGCGTGGTTATACATATAATGATGAAATGCGAAGCCAAGCATTGTTACAGTTATCACAGGTAGGGTTGCAATTTGACGAAAGCAAATCTAATAATCCTTTTGCTTATTATACTGCTACTATTACCAATAGTTTTACTAGAGTCCTTAATGTTGAGAAGAGAAATCAACATTTACGTGACGACATCCTTGAAGCAAATGGACTTAATCCAAGTTATACCCGTCAAACAGACAACGCCATAAGAGGCGGCGGTAGCGGTGGTGATTTTGGTTTTAATGATTAATATTGACAACTAAACACTAAACTGTTAGGTTAGTAATATGTCAAACCTGTTCAAAAAAGCTGCGGTTTTTACCGACCTTCACCTTGGATACAAACAAAATAGTCAACTGTTCTTAAACGATTGTGATCGTTACATAGATTGGTTCTTGGATCTAGTTAAAACTCAAGAATGTGACACAGTGCTGTTTCTTGGAGATTTTCATGATACACGGAATAGTCTTAATATTAATACTATGGATCATTCAATACGGATTCTTGAACGCCTTAATAATATTGGCACACGTGTACTTTTTATTCCTGGTAACCATGATCTTTATCACAAAGACAGACGAACCATAACAAGTATTCGTTATATTGAAAAATTCAAAAATATTGAATTAATTATGGACCAACATACCGAAGGCGATGTTACATTTGTGCCATGGTTGATTGGTGAAGAGCATAAGAGCATACGTAAGATTAAGTCACGTTATGTTATGGGTCATTTTGAATTGCCGCAGTTTCTTATGAACGCAATGGTAGAAATGCCTGACCACGGAGGATTAAATAGTGAGGAGTTTTCAAATGTTGGAACAGTTTTTACAGGACATTTTCATAAACGTCAGCGTAAGGGCAACATACATTATATTGGCAACGCCTTTCCTCATAATTATGCTGATGCTTGGGACGATGCTCGTGGTGCAATGATTCTCGCATGGGATGAAGAACCAGTTTATCATGATTGGCCGCATGCTCCACGTTACCGTGTCCTCACACTATCACAGCTTATTGATGAAGCTGATAAACATCTTAATGATAAAACCTATGCACGTGTAAACATTGATATTAACATTTCTTATGAAGAAGCTACTTTCATTAAAGAAGAAATGGTAAAAACTTTTGCTGTTCGTGAATTAAGTCTTATACAACAACGTGGTGAAGTGCTACGTGAAGATACGCTTGGTGATGTTAAGTTTGAATCTGTAGATCAGATTGTATTAAATCAAATACAAACACTTGATACACAACATTATGACACCAAGTTGTTGATGGAAATTTACAACAGCCTTTAATTGTGATATGGTAGAAAAATGCTGAAATTAAAAAGTCTTACCGCTAAAAACTTTATGAGCGTGGGTAATGCAACCCAAGCTGTACACTTTGACCGTAGTGACCTAACTCTTGTACTCGGAGAGAACTTGGATTTAGGAGGTGATGATACTGGAGCACGTAATGGAACAGGTAAGACAACCATTATTAATGCTTTGAGTTATGGTCTCTACGGTCAAGCCCTTACCAACATCAAGAAAGATAACCTTATTAATAAAACCAATGCTAAGAACATGGTTGTTACGGTTGACTTCGAAGTTGGTGGGGTAGATTATCGCATCGAACGTGGTCGTAAGCCTACGTTTACTAAATTGTATATTGATGGCAATGAACAAACTGATTATGTAGATGATAGCCAAGGCGACAGCCGTGAAACACAGGCTGATATTGAACGTCTACTTGGTATGACTCACGATATGTTCAAGCATGTTGTGGCTCTTAACACTTATACAGAACCATTCTTGGCTATGAGGGCCAATGACCAACGTCAAATCATTGAGCAGCTACTTGGTGTTACAATCTTAAGTGAAAAGGCTGAACAACTTAAATCACAAATAAAATCAACTAAAGATGCAATTACAGAAGAAAAGATTCGTATTAAAGCACAACAAGATGCTAATCTACGTATTGCTGAACAAATTGAAAACTTAAAGAAACGCCAGAAACTATGGCATAGTAAACATGAAGAAGATGTTCTTACGCTAGAAAAACATCTACGTGAACTTGTTGCTATTGATATTGATGAAGAAATTGTCAATCATCGTGCACTTGCGCTATACCATGAAGGTGTAAAACGCCGTGACCAAGCCAAGAAATGGATTGCATCTATTGATGCTGCTAATGTAAAAGAAGAAAGAACACGTGATAAACTAACGCTAGAAATAGCACAACTCAAAGATCATCGTTGTTATGCTTGTGGTGGTGAGTTACATGATAGTAATCAAGAAAAAATGATTGAGTCTAAAAAGAAATTACTTGGTGAAAGCGTAGCACAAATACTGTCAAATGAAACACAACGTTGGGAACACATGGCTGTGCTTGAACAATTTGCAGATATTGGTGATGCACCCACTGTAATATATGATACACTTGAACAAGCATTAGAACATCGTAGCACGGTTGACAATCTTGCGGCCACGTTAGAAAAGAAAGCAACAGAAACTGATCCATATAGTGAACAAATTAGCGATATGGAGTCAACTGCACTTGTTGAAATCAGTTGGGATACTATCAATAATCTTACACAGATGCAAGAACACCAAGAGTTCTTACTAAAGATGCTGACCAGTAAAGATAGCTTTGTTCGTAAGAAGATTATCGACCAGAATCTTGCATATCTTAATAGTCGCCTTGGTGCTTACTTAAGTTCTATTGGACTACCGCATGAAGTTAAGTTTATCAATGACTTATCCGTAGAAATTACTGAACTTGGTCGTGACCTTGACTTTGATAATCTTAGTCGTGGTGAACGCAATCGTCTTATTCTATCATTGAGTTGGGCGTTTCGTGATGTTTGGGAAAACCTGTACCAAAACATTAATTTATTGTTCATCGATGAATTGATTGATAGTGGTATGGATGCAAGTGGCGTGGAAAACAGTTTGGCTATCCTTAAACGCATGAACCGTGAGCGTGGTAAAAGTATCTTCCTTGTATCACATCGTGAAGAACTTAGTGGTCGTGTTAATAATATCCTTACTGTTACCAAAGAAAATGGCTTTACTAGCTATGGCAGTGATATAACTACAGTATGAGTTTTGATATAGCAGATGTTCGTGTATTGCACTTAGAACCTACTAGTAAGTGTAATGCAGCTTGTCCACAGTGCGAAAGATATGAACATGATGGATATACTATTAATAAAAATATTCGCATCACTGATTTAAAATTACAAACAATAAAAGAAAATTTATCACTAGATTTTGTAAGACAACTAGACAAAATGTTTATGTGTGGTAATTATGGTGATCCAGCTGCGCACAAACAAGCAATTCAAATATATGATTGGTTTCGTGAAATTAATCCAGAAATCACATTAGGTATGAATACCAATGGTAGTCTACGTAATACGCATTTTTGGAATGCACTTGGACAACGACTTAATCGTGAGCGTGATTACTGTGTATTTTCTATTGATGGACTAGAAGATACCAATCATTTATATCGCCGTAATACCAATTGGAATAAAATTATTATAAATGCTATTGAGTTTATTAAGGTTGGTGGTCGTGCGCATTGGGATATGTTAGTATTCAAACATAACGAGCATCAGGTAGATGAGTGTATGAAACTAGCTAAAGAATTAGGATTTGTAGCATTTCGTGCCAAAGTAAGTAAACGTTTTATTAAACGACCCTTTTATGAATTACAACCACCAGAAATTTATAAACCAACCGTACAGTATAATAATAAAATTTCGTGCTATGCACTAAATGAAAAAACTATATTCATGAATTATAGTGGGCAATTATTACCATGCTGTTGGCTTAGTAATACAAAATTTTTATTGCAAGATTTTCCGCAAATAGTAAATTCGTGGACAACACAAAATCCAGTAAGTAATTGTGTTAGTTCGTGTAGTGTTAATAATGATAAAACTAATTTTGGACAACAGTGGTTTAGAGAAGAATATTTTGTATGACAAGTAAAAGTAAAACAAAAGGTAATAGTTGGGAACGTGAAGTTGCCAAACACCTTACAGAACTATATGGCGAACCTTTTATACGTGTTCCTAACAGTGGCGCATATATCGGTGGTGCCAATACAAAACGTAAAGAAATACTACACGAAGGGCAAATACGTTCATTCAAGGGCGATATTATACCTGGTCAAAGTTTCCCAAAGTTTAACTGCGAATGTAAAAACTATGCTGACTTTCCGTTTCATCAACTATTTCAAGGTGAGTGTAAACAATTAAACAATTGGATTGATCAGCTTATGGATGTTGCTGATGAAGGTGACTTTAATATTTTGTTTATGAAGTTTACACGCATTGGTAAGTTTGTGGCATTAGAATTTGACCAACATTATGATGTTCCGCTATTTGTAGAATATCATATGCTTTATACATATAAAGATATTCGTTGGGCAATCATGGATTATGATCGTTTCTGGTCATTAAACAAAGATTTTGTTTCAATAGCTTGTTCATAATAAATATTTTTGGAGCAAGGCCGCAAGACCTCGGACCATATATGACGCCTAGAGTAATTACTCTTTTACTACTGTGATACACGTAGAACGCCAACCGTAGCAGTATCCCACACTGCAAGCTCCTTTCTTGTAAAATTTAATACTTTAACATCAATTATTAATTGATGTTTTTTGTGTTATCTGTTAACGTTATGAAAGGAGAAAAAAATATGTTTAACAGACTAAAAACACTATTTCTTATTACTGCCGCAGCAACCATTGCGGCAACAACTGCGTTTGCTGATGCAAATGAAATTAAGTTTAATCGTAAACTTAAACAAGCCACCACACAACCACTACTTTACAAGATTGGTGATTTACTACCAGTCATTGCCGCAAAGCATGGTATTAAAGATTTAAAAGTAACATATGTAGATATTGCAGATGATACTGTTGCTAACCAAGAAATGCTTGTAGGTAATATAGATGTAAACTATGGCGGCATTGGAACATTTGCATATATTTGGGACAAAGACCCAACTAAAGTCAAGGTTATAAGTGGCGTACAAACTCTTGAGAATTGGTTAGTATGTGCAAACCCAAGCATTAAAACTATGAATGATATTAAAGCTGATACCAAGATTGCTATGAAGGCAATTAATGGCGGTGACCATATTGTGTTACGTGAATATGCAATGGCAGCATACGGTCCTAAAGAAAGTGAAAAGTTGAATAGCAATATTGTTGTGATGGCACGTGATGCAATTCTAGCTACTATGAGCACTGAAAAACCTACCGTAGATTGTGCAATACTTGGTTCACCAGGTCAAAACATTCTTACAAAAAACGGTAAAGCACATGTCGTAGCTAAACCAGATAATAAGGTAAGTTTTGGTTATCCAACTGCACTATATGCTACAACAAAGTGGTTAGAAGCAAATCCAAAACTTGCACAAGCCTTGTTTGAAGCAGAAGTTGAAGCTATTAAGGCATATGAAAAAGAACCACTACCAATTATTGAAGAATATATCAAGCGTGATAATATTCCAAATGTTACAGCTAAAGAAGTATATGATATGAAAGTTGAAAACCGTGATGTATATGATACTTCATTAATACCAGGGTTTGCAACAGTTCAGATTATGATTGATAGCGGTGTATTAACAGGACCAAATAAAAAGATTGGTGCCGATGCGATTTACAATCGTAGTTGGGTAAAACATTAATAATGTTAGATATTATTAATCTTACAGTTAATTTTGGTGGGCGAGATTTATTCTCGCCCATTGATTTAACGGTAGGAAATAATGAAATCGTAGTTATAATGGGTGCTAGTGGTATTGGTAAGACTAGCATACTAAATGCAATTGCCAATAACATTCCATATAGCGGTAAAATAACATCTAGTAAAAGTTTCACAGTGTTTCAGGATACCCATCAACTTTTTCCATGGTATACAATTAAACAGAATTTAAATTTGGTATGCAGTAAGGATTATATTGGTGCGGTATATGATTGGAACTTATTAGAACTGTTAGATTGCTATCCAAACAAAATAAGTGGCGGTCAAAGACAGAGATTTACACTTATACGAGCAATGTATAGCGGATGTAAATTGCTATTGTGTGATGAACCATTAAATGGATTAGATAGTGTAACACGTTATACAGTATTAAGTGATTTTAAAAAGAAGATTGCAGATTTAAATTTAAGTTGTTTGTGGGTAAGCCATGATTTGTCAGAAGCAAAATATATTGGTAATTCTATAAAGCTGTTAACCCAAAACAATTTTATTAACCTAGACAAGGAAGTAACATATGATAAATTTATTAAACAAATGGAGAACTAATATTGTTGCTATCCTATTATTGTTGTTAGTATGGCAATGTTTTTATTATATTGCACATGAGCCAATAATTTTTCCAGATTTGTTTACCGTTGCTGTTACTGCAATCCAAGTCATACCAACAAAACTTTTTTGGTCAACTTATTCACAAACACTATTAACATTGTTGGAAGCATGGTTGATAGCATTAGTTATTGTTAGTATAGTTGTGAGTGTTTGTTTTGTATCACATAACTTTAGAAAAATATTTGAAAGATACTGCAGTTACTTTATGCCGCTGCCAAGTTTTGTTATTATTCCATTTGTTACACTGCTATTAGGGTTAGGTAAACTTTCATTGCTAATAGTAATGGTGTTTAGTGTTTTTTGGTCAATGAGTTACCAATTGTTAGGTGCGTTTGATACAGTAAGGTTAACATGGGATAAACAAATTGCAAATCTAAAATGGAATTTTTATGAAAGTATAACAAGAGTGTATATACCAGCCGCTGCGCCTACATTACTTTCACTAAGCAGTATGAGTTGGACTTATATGTGGAGAGTGTTAGTTTCACTAGAAGTAGCATATGGTGCTATTGGTGGTTATTATGGTCTTGGTAGTTACATGATAGAAGTTAAAAATAAATTAGATGTTGCAATAATGTATGTTATATTAATTGTCATTGCCGTAACAGGTGTTATAATTAATTCTTTTATTGAGAGTTTAAGAACAAAAGTTAATTGGTAGGAAATTACGATGTGGTTTTATAAATTTTTAGATTTGCCTCACATACCAGATAGTTTGCTTGACGGTGCTTTAGCACAACTTTATAGTAAAGAATTGTTTCAAATGCCGCAGAATGACATGCAGATTAATTGGGATCATGCCAGAAACACCATGATTCATACTGATGGTATGGAAAAGAAAAATGCTCCTACTATAAGTTGGGATTTAGAAGGTGAGATTGTTGACTGGTTTCGTAAAAATGTAAATCAAACTTTTCATAATTTACGTGTAAGCACTACTGAACCAGATGGATTTTTAAAAGATACACAAGCTGCACACCGTGACATGAGTCGTGATTATACCTTAATGTATATGGTAGATACGGGCGGTGATAATGTGCGAACTGCTTGGTATCATGAAGAATGCAAACCTATTGTTCGTGGTCGTGGTGAACGATGCGATGACCATAGAAAGTTAACACTGTTAGCTGAAACAGTTATTCCAGTTCGTAAGTGGTGTTTAGTTAATGCTACTATATTACATGCTGTGCACAACATGGTTAAGCCAAGACGTGGTATACAAGCAGGTTTTTTTAGTTTAGATGGGTTAAACATTGAATAAGTTTCATATCGTTGCTAACGATGACATTTATTATAGTGTTGATGGTAATCGTGTATACAGTAAGGTAGAAGCTATACATAGAACCAAGGGTGATTTTTCACGTATAAAATTTCATTGGATGGAAGATACATGGGATAACATTGATTGGACCGTTGAACCAGATTTAAGTTGGGACCAACTTATGAGTATACGTTGCCACCAGATCCGTGACAAATATGATTATGTTGCGCTTTATTATAGTGGTGGATATGATAGCTATACTATTCTACAATACTTTATTGATAATAAACTTATAGTAGATGAGTTATTGATATATGATCGACGTGATTGGTTTGATGACCCAGAAATTCCACATGCTATTGCACATGCACAACATATTAAAGATACATATTATCCAAACTTAAAAATAAATGTAGTGCGTGTAAATCACAAGTCTGTTGCGCAGTTTTATTCAAAGTTGAATCAAGATTGGATATTTCATCCTAATTGCAGTTTAAAATTAACCAAGACCAATCGTTATTTTTCTACTAATCACATGGAAGATTTTTTAATTACCATGACTGGTAAAAATCGTGGTAATATCATGGCAGTTGATAAACCTAAAATGATACTGCGTGATAATAATTGGTATAATTTCTGCCCAGATGTTCAAATTGATCACAGTGGCAGTAATCAAGAAAATTTTTATTACAGCAGTGATTTACCGCAATTACATATAAAACAATGTTATATGGTAATGCGTTGGTTTGAATCGCTACACGATTTGAATGAAGATTTAATACATGATATACAAGGGCGTGATAAGAATGAACATGGTGCACTTGTCAAATACTATGCTGCATGGAATTTAAACATGGGTAGATTACCTATACCACATGCGCATTTGTATAGTATTAATGGTGCAATGAAATTTTTTCATACCAACGATGAAAATAGCAAGGATGCAATAGGCTTATTAGAATACATTAAAAAACATGATAGTGGCACTTACAAGATATATACAGAAGGCTTACATAATGCACGACTATATGGCAATCAACTGGCTGATAAAACTATAATCTCAAAACAATACTTTTTAAGAAATCGACAGGCATTTTAGGCAGCATATCCACAAATAGGTATTAACTGAAGGTTGGTAGCACCCCGACATTGCTATGATGGAATCGTTTGGCCAAACGTTAGGCTAAATGATTGAGGCTCTGAGAAAAAGCAACCTCTACTAATATAAGTTCGTTAGCAAGGGTTTATAGTAGGTCCGTTGGTAAAATCTACAGGATGTGAAGGGGTACAGGCTAACCGCCCCACTTGGTTTCAAGTTCCGTTTGCTAATGTCCTTATGATAGCTCAAATGAAGCTATTTGGATATGGATTTCCTGCTTAAGGAAATCTATGTCCAAAATCCAGTCTAAATGAAACTAATATTAATTCTTGAAGAGAAATCAAAGAAAGAAAGAAGGTGAAGGGACGATAGTCCCTGAACAGATGCCGTAGGCATCTTAAAACTGATCAGAAGAAAGCCATACCTGATTTCTTAGTAGTTTCTAAGTTCTCTTCAATAATCTTACCCATAATATCACGTTCAGTCACACTCATTTCCATAATCTCATCATAAGTGACACCACCACGCATATACCAACAAATCTTTAACGCATTATGTTTAATACGTTTAACTTCACTTTCATATTGTGAAATTTCTGCTTCAATTTGGGAAATATCGTATTTTACGATTAGTCTTCGAAAAAATTTGCGTAATCGAATGTTACGGCTACCTCATAAGTTTTTTCACAAGATTCACACATTACTTTGGTTGATTGTTGTTTGACACTATTATTCAAATCTATAATAATGTCCTGAACTTCACGTATAATATTTTTACTTGCATTGTTATAAAATTCAATTATGTGTTCAGGATTTGTCACAACTACACCATCTTCTGTGGTAATACTTTCTGTATTCTGAGAAATCATATTATGTGTTAGTTTGATAATGTTTTGTAATTGAACATCAAATTGTGCTTTTTTAGCTTCAACTGGTATGTCAGGATTTAGTGCCATATCAATAATTTTTTCGCTTTCAAATTCAATCAAACTGTTTTTTGTATATTGTAGGTAATTAATTGGTTTAAATTTAAATGTTAAATTATCAATGACATGAGTTTTATTATAATCAGGTGCTTTGATTCGCAAAAGGTAATTGTTTAGATCAAAACCGTGACGGTTTTCGTTTTCACAATGTGGACATTTACTATCAATATCCATGTTACTGCCGTTAGTTGCGATACGTATAGCAACAAGTATTGCATCACTATCTATTGTAGGCATAGCCCAAGCATTGGTAATATTAGGACAGCAACTTTGAATTAGATCGACTACACCTTGACCATTCATAAGTGCATCAGGTGTTCTGATTGTAATTTCATCTTTGGTTGTCATTGCCATAATAGGAACTTCACCATTAGCTGGTAAGTTGATTGTGCCTTCTGGCCAGTATTTGCCACCGCTTGGAAGTTTCAAGTATACTGATGGTTGACGAAAATGTTTCGCTAATGGGTTCATTGAATTTTGCATATTTTTACACCTATAAATATATAGTATAAGTTATTTACACGGATAAAAAATGGCTGATTCTGAAGAACTTAAACGATTACAGGAAGTGCTCGTCAGATCGATTCGTGAGCAAGAAGATGTTTATTTGAGTTTAGGTAAAACTTCTCTTAAATTACAAAACTCTTTTGATGAATTGGTAAAAGCAGAAAAAGAAAATACGGACATATTAAACAAAAATAGTGAAGCAGCCAAAAAAGAATTGGCTGCAAGAACACAATTTGACCAAGCACTAAGAAGAAACGCACGTCAATATATTGAAGATGAAAGAAGAATCCGCCAAGCAAAGAAAAATCAAGAAATTACTGGTGAAGAAGCCCAACGACTATTAAATGAGAATACAAAGAACTATGCAGATTCATTAGAGGGAGTTAACAGAGATTCAGTAAGCTATCTTAATGCTCAAGTATTTTTTGCAAGAAATCTTGGTAAAGTAAATGATTTTTTGAATAATGAATTTACAAGAACTTTAAATGGTTTTGTTAAAGGTATTTTTACTGCTGGTGTTCAAAGTGCAAGTGGTTTAGAAACACGTATTCAAATAGCAAGCACTACTTTTGAAACTGCTTTCAAACTTGCGGCTTCTGCGGCTGGTGCAATACCAATAATTGGAGATTCGGCAAAAGAGTTAGTAACCAAAATTGGTGAAGGTGGTAAAGCATTACTTGACTTTTTTGGTAAAGAAGCAGTCAAACTTGCGGGCGCATTAAAACAAACAAGTAGTGCTGGATTTGTATTTGCTGATGGTTTAACAGGATTACGAACTGCGGCAACTAATGCTGGTCTTACTGCTGATATTTTTTCAAAAGCATTACTTGAAAATCGTGAAGCAGTAATGCAATTTGGCGGTAGCATGACTGAGGGTGCTCGTCGTGTTGGTCGTGTTGTTAAAGAAATTGATGTAGATAGATTACAACAACTTGGTGTTGGTCTGGATGAAATACCAGGTTTGATTGCAGAAGTTGGTGCACGTATGCGCCGCAGTGGTTCTGTAACTGATGTGGAAGTTGCACGTCAAACAGAAAAATATGCACAGAACTTGCGATTAATTGCAGAACTAACTGGTCAAGATGCTAAAACATTGCAAGCAAAACGTGATGCCAATGAACGTGATTTGGCATTTCAACAGTTTCTTGCTGCTAAATCACCAGCCGAAGCTGAAGAAATACGACGACAATTGGAGTTATTGCCAGCCGCTTCACAAGATTTGTTTAAGGAAATGGCACAGACTGGTGGTCAAATATTCAGTGAAAGTGGTAATATACTTGCACAACAAGCGCCAGCGATTGCTGAAATGGCACGTAGATTGTTTAGTGCTGCTGAAACTGGTGGTGTTACAAAAGATACATCTATTGAAATATTAAAAGATATAGGCACGACAGCAAAAGAAGAAATCAAAAACTTGCAAAGTTTTGCAAGGGCCGCAGCTGTATTACCAGAATATCAAGAAGTTGGTCAAAAACTTGCAGAATCTTTTAAAACACTTAATGCAATAGATTTTAACAAAATTGATGAAGTGCGAAAACAACTTGAACAAGCTGGTCGTGATGATCCAAGTTCTAAACTTTTACGAGAAGAAGAACGTAAAGGTATGCAACAACAAGTAGATTTACAAAATCTTGTAAATGGTCAGATGAAAGAATATTTGAGAATTGTTAGTGCATTGAATACTCCTGTTGAACTTTTAACAGAGGGTATGAGAACTCTTAGTAGATTTATACGTGAACACTTTGGCGGTCCTGAAGCAGAAGCGGCAAATGCAGCTTATCTTCGTAATAATATTTCACAACAAGAACAAAATACAGAAATATCCCGTTTACGTGGTAGAATGACTGTTCAACAACAATCACCAATATTGAGTAGTGAAAATATTGATGTTCAAGAATTAGGTAGAAGTTTAGGTGTTGGAACCAGTCCGCCAGATGTAGTAGACTATATTCGTGAAAATCCATCTGATCAAAGAGTAATTGATTTTTTAACGTCTCATCCAGGTATACATCTTGAACGTTTTGGTAGTGGTCAAGCATTGGGTGGTATATTAAGTGGTCCAACTACTGGTTATCTTGCCAAACTTCATGGCACAGAAGCTGTCTTACCAGAAAATCTAACAGATATGCTAATGGATGCTGCTAAATCAGCACAGACTGTTAAAGAACAATTGCCAGCTGCTATTAATGCAAGAAATGCAAGTGAAGACTTGCTTTCTGATATTAGTGCAAAGTTTGATAATATGATTGAAATATTAAACAGTATCAGTGGTCATACTGAAATGACAGCTGCTCGTGTTGCATAATAATTAAAACACCGCATATATCCATAAATATTCTACAAGGATTTCACAAATGAGTTGGCGCAAACATTGGCGTATTGTAAGTGATGGTTCATATAGCCCTGTAAATGGTAGTGTAACAGACTATAGCAGTTACAATTATCTTGGTTCACAAGCAAACGCTGCATATCGTAACTATCAATCTATGTTACCTGATGTGTATAGTGGTCATCCAAATCGTATTGACCGTTATACTCAGTATGAGAATATGGATTTAGATAGTGAAGCTAACAGCGCACTTGATATTTTAAGTGAGTTCTGCACCCAACGCAGTGAAGAAACACATACACCATTTAATGTTCATTTTAATGAAGAAGCTACAGAAAATGAAGTAATGATTCTTAAAGAACAGTTAAAGTCTTGGTGTAAACTACAAGATTTTGAACAACGTATCTTTAAGATTTTCCGTAATACGCTAAAGTATGGTGACCAAGTATTTGTTCGTGATCCAGAAACTTATAAGTGGTTCTGGACTGAAATGAATCGTGTTAGCAAAGTCATTGTTAATGAATCTAAAGGTAAAGAACCTGAAATTTATTATATTCGTGATTTGAATCCAAATCTACAGAATAATACTATTACTCGTCCACCAGGTCCAAATGACAGTTATGCTTTTGCTCCTTATATGGGTGGATCACGTTCTTACACAGCAGGTGGTGAAGTATTTTCACCAAATACACGTTTTGGTGCTGGCAATAATGAGTTTCCAGTAGGTGCAGAACACGTTGTTCATTTAAGTTTAACAGAAGGTTTAGATGTCAACTGGCCATTCGGTGTTAGTATATTTGAAGCAATTTTTAAAGTATTCAAACAAAAAGAATTGCTTGAAGACGCAATTCTAATATATCGTATCAGTCGTGCACCAGAACGCAGAATGTTTAAGATTGATGTTGGCAACATGCCAGCACATCTTGCAATGCAATTTGTTGAACGTGTAAAGAATGAAATTAATCAACGCAGAATACCAACACAAAGTGGTGGTGGTAGTAACTTAATGGATGCTTCATATAATCCTATGAGCATGAATGAAGATTTCTTCTTTCCACAAAGCGCAGAAGGTCGTGGCTCATCTGTAGAAGTTCTACCTGGTGGTCAAAATCTTGGTGAAATTGATGATTTGCGTTATTTCCAAAACAAGATGTATCGTAGTCTTCGTATTCCAAGTAGTTATCTACCAACTGGTCCAGAAGACAGTGACCGTGCATTTGTTGATGGTAAAGTAACTACTGCACTTATACAAGAGCATCGTTTTAATGAATATTGCAAGAGATTACAACGTTATATAAGTCCAAAGTTTGATACAGAATTTAAGATGTTTTTAAAACATCGTGGTTTCAACCTTGACAACAGCTTATTTGAAATTAAATTTACTGAACCACAAAACTTTGCCGCATATCGTGAACTTGAATTAAATGCTGGTCGAATCACTGCATTTACACAAATCAATCAAACTGATTATTTGAGTAAGCGTTTTATGTTAAAGAAATATCTTGGTCTTACTGATATGGAACTTGCTGAAAATGATAAGATGTGGCACGAAGAACGTGGTACAGATTCTCCAGAAAGTAAGGTTCAAGGTGCTGATCTGCGCACGGTTGGTGTAACACCAGGTGCCATAAGCACTGACCTTGAAACTGTAAGTGACATACAAGCGGCAGAACAAGGCGGTGGTTTAGGTGTGCCAGGCGCTCCACCAATTGGTGGTGAAGTTGGTGCAGCTGGTGTTCCAAGTCCAACAGGTGGTGCAGGTGGTGGTGCCGCAGGTGGACAAACTGCTGGTGCGGCATTAGGTGGTGCATAAACCTAAATAAAAAGTGGAGCAGTTATGTTTTTAAGTGAAATGTTTAATGCAAATAATGGAGCCTATCAAGATCTATCACGTGATAATAGTGTAGATAAGATTCATGATTTGCGTAAAACACGTTTAACACTTGCTCAAATTAACCAATTACGTAAAATGAATGACCAGCGCACGGTCGAATATGTTGAAAAAATCAAGTTAGTGCGCCAACAATATGGTGCGCCAAGTGGCGGCCAACCAGGCTTATAATTTATTTCTCATAAAAAATCGAAAAATACGGCTATTTCAGGCACATATTATAACCATAGTTTAAATATAATCACAGGATATAATTCCACAGGAGTTTTTTATATGCGTAGTCAGTACGAACAACTTATAGAATACATCATTAATGATGAACAAGACAAGGCAAAAGAATTATTTCATAACCTTGTTGTAGCAAAAAGCCGTGATATCTACAACGAAATTGTTGCAGAAGAAATGGAAGAAGAAGTAGAAGACATGGACGAAGAAGCAGTTGAAGAAGATTCAGTTGACGAAAACTTCGGCATGGAAGAAGCTGGTGACGACATGAGCATGGACCAGACTGATGACATGATGCACGATATTGAAGCAGATCATGATGGTATGGACGGTGCAGACGATGACATGGGCATGGACAGTGATGACATGGACATGGGCGACGAAGCTGGTGAAGAAGGTGACGTTGAAGATCGTGTAATGGACCTTGAAGATGCTCTTGACGACCTTAAGGCTGAATTTGAAAAACTAATGGCACAAGAAAAAGAAGAACCAGAACACGCTGAAGAAGGCGTTGTTCGTGAATACGTTGAAAAAGTTGGTGAGTTCTACAAGGGCGAGTTTGGCGCAGGTCCAAGTGGTAAGCCAGTAGGCGCAGGCACTGGTGAATTTGTAAAGACTGGTGAAACAAATCCAAAGAGCGTTGTTGCTGGCAAGAACGACATGGGTGGCACTGCAAAGAATATTGCTCAAAAAAGTGAACAAGTAGATCCAAATGGCAAGCAATATACTGGTCCAAAGTCAGGTAATTTCCCACATTCTGGTAAGTTCCTTAATACACCAGGCGGTGACGCTGGTAAAAAAGGTTTCTCAAATGCTAAGAAGCCACAAAGTGCGGAAGGCAAGTTTGCAACTGGCGGTGGTCCAAACGTAAACAAGAAGAGCAATCTTCCAAAGTAAGGTTAAAAAATTATGAATAATTTGCTTATTGAAAATTTAAGCTACGACCAAGCAAAGATGGAAACATCAACTGATGAAGGCAAAAACCTTTATATGAAGGGCATTTGCATCCAAGGTGGTGTAAAGAACGCAAATCAACGTGTTTATCCAGTTAATGAAATTAGTCGTGCTATAGAAACCCTCAATAAGCAAATTAGAACAGGTTATAGTGTGTTGGGTGAAGTAGATCACCCAACAAACTTACGCATCAACCTTGACCGTGTAAGTCATATGATTACAGAAATGTGGTTAGATGGACCAAACGGTTATGGTAAGATGAAGATTTTGCCTACACCAATGGGCAATTTAGTTCGCACCATGTTAGAAAGTGGTGTTAAACTAGGAGTAAGTAGTCGTGGAAGTGGTAATGTAAACGAAAACGACGGTGCAGTAAGCGATTTTGATATCGTTACTGTTGATATAGTAGCACAGCCAAGTGCACCAAATGCCTACCCAACTGCAGTCTATGAAGGACTAATGAATATGAACGGTGGTCATCGCATTTTGGAAATGGCTAAAGATTTAAATCAAGATCAACGAGTTCAGAAATATCTTAAGCAAGAAGTTGCTAAGTTTATTGCTGAATTAAAGATATAAGTTCAGGAGAAATTAATGTTCGAAGCTCTAAAACCATTACTTGAAAGCGGACTTCTGAACGAAGATACCAAGGCACAACTTGAAGAAGCATGGAATGCTAAACTTGAAGAAGCTCGTGGTCAGATTCGTGATGAAATTCGTGAGGAAATGGCTAGTCGTTATGAACACGACCGTGCTAATATGGTTGAGGCTCTGGACAAGATGGTTAACGAATCACTTACAGACGAATTGTCAAAAATTCGTACTGAACGTGAAATGGTTAGCGAAGACCGTGTAAAATTCACAAAGCAAATGATGGATAAGGCTCAAAATTTTGATGCTTATCTAAGTGAATCACTTGCAAGTGAAGTTGCTGAACTTCGTAGTGATCGTGCCAATATGCAAAATGCAATTAGTAAGTTGGAAGCATTTGTTGCTGAAAACTTACAAAATGAAATTGCAGAATTTGCTGCAGACAAGATGGATCTTGCTCGTACCAAGGTTGCAGTAGTAACCGAAGGTCGTAAGAAACTAGAAGCACTTCGTGATAGTTTCGTAAAGAAGGCAAGTTAACTT